CGCGGGCACAGCCGTCGGCCCAAGCGGTACAGCCACCGCTGGCACCACCAGCACGTTCACCACCACCCACACGTTGGCGCGCGATCTGCGTGGATACAGGGTCCACATCACCGGCGGCCCAAATGCAGGCTTGGTGACGGCGATTGTCAGCAACACCATCGGCGCCAATGCCGTGATCACCGTGGCGACTCAAGCCACCGCCTTCACGACGTCCAGCACCTACCGGCTGCTGACGCCGCGTTTCTACGTTCTCAACGCCATCACGGCGGCCGGCACCACCACTGCCAACGTCTTCAAGTTCTACGACCTGGCCACGAACACTTGGGTGGCCGCCGAGACCGGCGCCACTGACGGCGTCGCACCGGCGGCCGTCATCGGCACCGACAGTCGTTTGATCTCTACGCCGAGCTGGATCGACGACGGCTTTGTGTCGTTCGCCACCGGCACCGCCACCGGCGGCACGCCAACAACGCTGTCCAACAGCGGCAAAGCGTGGGCAGTCAACCAGTGGGCCAACTCGCAGGTGCGCATCACCGCCGGCACCGGCTTGGGTCAAGTGCGCAGCATCACCAGCAACACCGCCACCACGCTGACGGTGCCGACCTGGACGACCCAGCCCGATGCCACCAGCGCCTACGCCATTGAGGGTAACGACGACTACATCTACTACATGGGCTCAAACGCCGTCACGCTGTACCGATACAGCATCAGCGCCGGCACTTGGACCACGTTGTCGCCAACCGCTGCGCGCGGCGCGGCGCCCAGCACCGGCATGTCGGGGCACTGGATCTGGGGCGTCACGGCGACCGACTGGAACGTCGAGAACACCAATCTGAACGGCCGGTTCATCTACAGCTTCAGGGCTGGCGGCGGCGCCTTACTGGACCGCTACGACATCGCGCTCAACACTTGGGCCGCCGTTACCTACTCGCCGGCCGTGGAGACCTTCACCACCGGCAGCAAATACATCTACAACGGCGATTACCTGTACGCCCAAAAAGACGCGACAGGCAGGTGGTTCCGTTACAACGTCGTGACGGGCGAGCAAGACGGGTTCAACACCATGACCTACACGCAAGGCGCAGCGGTGCTCGGCGACACCGCCTTCGACGTGACCTACAAAGACGGCGCCACCGAGATCGACTACATCTACATGATCCTCAACACCTCTTCCGTCATGCTGCGGCAAATGGTGATCTGACCATGACCATCCAAGATCTCATCACACAGGCCCAGGCCGCGCTGGTCAACCTCAGCCAACTGCGAGCCAGCGCCGAGCGCCTTGGCGACACGGAGCAGATCGCGCGCATTGATGCCACCGCCGCGCAAACGCAAACGACGCTGAATCAACTTCTGAGCCTGTAATGCTTCTCCTGCTGCGGTCACTTGTCGATGAGGCACCCCAGCAACTGGTGAACGTCACCGAAAGCTGGGTCGGGTCGGGCAACGTCAACGGGAAAGCACCGACGACGGGCGGCGGCACTTGGGCTGTATTGGGGGCAACGACAAATTTCGTCGCGGGCTATGCGGCATCGAGCGGCGGCAACTCGGTGGTGCTTCACTCGGCGGCGTTTGCAGACGGGACAATTTCTGCGGCCGAAATTGTTCCAGGGCAGATTGGCGCAGGGGGCGACGCTCCGCTATCGTTGATCGGCCGCGCAACGGCACTTTCCGCCGACACCTGCTACCGGGTGGTGTTCAGCGTCGCTGGCACGCCAAGCGTCACCCTGTACAAGATCCTGTCTGGGGCGTCGACGCAGCTTGCCAGCGTTGACCTGTACGTCCAAGGAGTTTCGGCGTCACTGAGCATCGTCGGGTCGACCATCACCGTGTCGGTGGCGTCAATCGCCATCATCACGGTGAACGACACGTCGATCCCTGGGCCAGGGTACTGGGGCTTCGGTAACAGTTGGGGCGAGTCGGGCGAAGAATTCGGCAACTCGTCAATCGGCGCGCTGAACCTGGTCGAAGAGCAGGCTGAACCAACTTCGGTCGCTTTCCCAGGCTTCGAGGTCGACATTGAGCCGGCCCTGTGGTGGCAGCGCAAGCCCAAGGCCGAGCCGGTGGAGCAAGCCCGCGCCAAGGTGCGCGCGGTGGCCAAGGTGGTCAGCCAGGCCGCGCAGGAGCACGTTGACGAGCGTGCCTCGCGTGCCCGGCGCAAGGCCGACGTGCGCGACCGCCTCGCGCCGCTGGTTCAAGACATGCCCGGCTTCGACTGGGTGGCGATGTACGACCGCGCCTACAGCACGCTGCTGGCGCTGGAGATCCGCCGGCAAATGGACGAGGCCGAGCTGATTGCTCGCCGAGAGATTGAGCGCATTCAAGCCGCCGCGCGTGACGAAGACGACATCGTCGCGCTGCTGCTGGCTATTTGAGGAGGCACATGGACATGAACTACGCCGAAGAACAGCACCGCGGCCAACGTGCCCAGATGCTGCTGGAAGACGAGCTGCTCAGCGCCACGCTGGACTCCATCGAGGCCGAGGTGATCGCGCAGTGGGAGCAGTGCCCAGCGCGTGACGCCGAGGGCAAGGAGGCGCTGTGGCAGCTGTACAAGACGGCCAAGAAGTTTCGCGGCGTGCTGATGGGCTACGTCGAGACCGGCAAGCTGGCCACCGAAAAGCTCAAGCGCTTTGATGAGCCGCGCGGCCTGCGAGGGCTGTTCAAGGCCGCCTAAGACTTACTGATCACCCTGGGCCCGCAAGGCTCAGCCCCAAGCACCTTCGGGTGCTTTTTTTACGCCCACCGTTTGAGTGGGCGTTTTCATTTGTGGAGTGTGTATGGACACCGACCAGGACACTGGAGTGGACGCAATGGATGCGCTGGTTGATGCGCTGGACGATCCCGAGCAGGAGGCCACCGTCGATGACGGCGAGGAATCAGCACTGGATGACTCCGGCGACGACGGCGAACAAGAGTCGCAGCCCGAGCTCGTTGACCTCGACGGCAAGCGCCTGGAGATCCCGCCAGGGACGCCCCCAGCGCTCGTCGAAGCGGTCAAGAAGATGACGGCCGACCTCAAGGCGGATTACACGCGCAAGACCCAAGGCGCGGCCGAAGCGGCCCGCTTGGTGCAGATGAAAGAAAGCAACCTGCAGATGCAGGAGCAAATCATCCGCGCCAACTCGCAGCGCATGGCGCAGCTCACCAACGCTCAAGAGCGGCTGTCCCAGTACGAGCAAATCGACTGGCAAAGTCTCATTGACGCAGATCCGGTGCATGCCCAAAAGATGCAGGTGTCGTTCCAGCAAGAGCGCCGCGCCGCTGAGCAGCTGTACCAGCAGCTGCTGCACGACGAGGACCAGCGCACCCAAGCCGCCGCCGCCTACCAAGCGCAAAAGGTCGCCGAGGGTGCCGCCCTGCTGCAAAAGGCGATTCCACGGTGGGGCGACGAAAAACGGCGCCAAGTGCTCGAAAGCGCACTGACGTACGGCTACGCCCGCGAGGAGCTGGACGGCCTGTCCGACCACCGCCACGTCCTGGTGCTGCACGACGCGGCCCAGTGGCGAGCCCTGCAGGCCCAGAAAAAGACTGCGATGCAAAAGGTCACCGACGCCCCGCGCGTCGTTCGCCCCGGCACCGCACAGAACCAACAACCCAAGAACAAGTCCGCCTTGGACCGCCTGCGCAAGTCAGGCCGCGTCGAGGACTTGGCCTCTTTACTCTAAGGAAATACCATGGCACAGCCAACCAATACCCACGACGCTTACGACAACATCGGCACGCGCGAAGACCTGCAAGACAAGATTTACATGGTCTCGCCCGAGGCCACCCCGGTGCTGTCCAGCGGCCGGCGCTTCAAGGCCACGCAAAAGGCCCACGAGTGGCAAACCGACACCCTCGCCACGCCTGACAAGGACAACGCGGTGATTGAAGGCGACGACCGCACCGGCACCGCCATCGCGGCGACGGCTCGCATCGGCAACTACACCCAGCTCCTCGACAAGGTGGCCGTGGTGTCCAGCACCATCGAAAAGAGCGTCTCGGCAGGCCGCTCGTCTGAGATGAAGATGCAAATCGCCAAGCGCTTCAAGGAAATCAAGCGTGACCTTGAGGCCATGCTGCTCTCCAAGAACGTCGCCGTGGCGGGCAACGCAACCACCGCACGCAAGTCCGCCGGCATGGGCGTGATGATCCGCACCAACGTGTCGCTGGGCGCGTCGGGCACCCGCCCCGCAGCGTCGAGCGGTTTCTTCACCTCAGCCATAGTGGACGGCACCGACCGCGCCTTTGCCGAATCACAGATCAAGACTGTGATGCAAAGCATTTACACCAACTCCGGCGAGATGCCGACGATGATCAGCTTGACGCCTTCGCACAAGGCGGGGTTTTCTGCCTTCAGCGGCATCGCGCTCAACCGCTACGACATCCCCAAAGGAAAGCAAGCGGTGATCGTCGGCGGTGCTGACATCTATGTGTCCGACTTTGGTGCCCTGAGCATCGTGCCAAACTATGTCCAGGCCACGGCCAACGCGGACACGGTGCTGATTTTGAATCCTGAGCAGTACGGCGTGGCCTACCTGCAGGACTTCCAGTCGACCCCGCTGGCCAAGACCGGCCACACGATGCGCGAGATGGTGTTTGCCGAAGCGACGGCGGTGGTCACCTCTGAAGTGGCCCACGGTCAAATCGCCGACCTGACCGCTTAAAAGTCGTTTCCTTCTTGACGCCCCCGGCTCACCCCCGGGGGCTTTTTTATTGGGGCGACGAATGAGCATCGTTTACCAAGACCACGACGCGCAACTGGGCATCACGTCCAAGGTGCACCAAGTCGATGGCAAGGTTGTGATTCAGAAGACCTACGACGCCGAGCCCTTGCTCGAGGCCTGCGCCGCTGAGCGCGCGGCCACCGAGGGGCAGCGCTGGGGTGAATGGCGCAAGGTCGGCACGGTGCCGATGGCCGAGCTGGCCACCATGCTGCGCCAAGACGGCCAGATTGACCAAAAGCGCGCCGCCGCTTGGCTCAAGGCCAACCCCGCGCTGGTGACGTTCAGCAAGTTCCTCAAATGAGCATCAGCAACTACACCGAGCTGCAGTCAGCGGTGGCCGATTGGCTCAACCGCAGCGACCTCGGCGCTCGCATCCCCGACTTCATCGCGCTGGCCGAGGAGCGTTTCGACCGCCACCTGCGCGTGCGCGCCATGGAGCTGGTGCTCGCCGAGACCGCCATCACCAACAACGTCGTCACGATCCCGGCCAACACACTGGCCGTGAAGACGCTGTGGCTGACCGGCTACGAGGGCGCGCCGCTCAAGCCGCAATCGCTCGAGGCGGTAATCGCCGCCGGCAGCGAGGGCATCGCCACGCTGTACGCCTGGCAGGACACGAGCTGGCGCTTCAACGGCAGCGGCACGGTGCAAGGCGTGCTCTACCAAAAGATCCCCCGCCTGGCCACCACCAGCACCAACTGGTTGTTGACGTCCCACCCCAGCGCCTACCTGTTCGGCGCGCTGGCCGAGGCGGCCGTCTACATGCGCGACGCGGAAGCGGTCCAACTGTGCACCGCACGCACCGACGCCGTGCTCAACGAGATCGCCGGCAATCAGGCGCGCGACACGACTTCGGGCCCACTAGTGGCGCGCGCAAGATGACCCCGCTGCTGGGCTTTTCTCCCGACCTGGACCCGATGACGCCGGGCGTGTTGACGGACTGCGTCATGACGATCCCGTTCGAGGCCGGGCTCAAGGGCGCGCCGTCGGCCGCGACCACCGGCGTCACCGCACTGGCGGCCGCCTGTCAGGGCTCGGCGGTGGTGTCGGATTTGTCGGGCTCAAGGCGCTTCTTGGCCGGCACCAGCACCAAGATCTATGAGTGGGACGGCAGCACCTGGAACGATCGCTCGCGCGGCGCCAGCTACACGCTGGGCACCGAAGACAGGTGGGTGTTCCTCGCCTACGGCAACAGCACCATCGCCGCCACGCCCACCGCCAAGATCCAGCGCTCGACGGGCTCGGGTCTGGCCTTCGCCGACATCGCCGCGGCACCCCAGGCCAAATTCATTGAGCAAACGCTGGGCTTTGTGATCGCCTTTGCAACGACAGACGCCACCTACGGTGTCAGCCCTGATCGGTGGTGGTGCAGCGCGTTGAACAACGAAACCGACTGGACGCCGGCCATCTCGACTCAGTGCACCACCGGCCGGCTGGTGGGCGGTGCTGGGCCGCTGCTGGCCACCGAGCGCTTCGGCGATGACATCGTCGCCTACAAGCTGCGCAGCGTGTTCGTCGGCCGCTACACCGGTGCACCCACGGTGTGGGAGTGGCGGCAAGTCTCCAACGACTTGGGCTGCGTCGGCCAGGAGGCTGTGGTCGACACGCTGATCGGGCACATCTTCGTCGGCTCAGACAACGTCTACGTCTACGACGGCACCACCCCTCGGCCACTGGACAACGCCGTGGCCATCCGCAACTGGCTGTTTGCCGACATGAACCCCGACTACCGGTTCAAGACGAGCCTGATCTGGGACCGGATCAACTACACGGTGTCGATTCACTACTGCTCGTCGGCCAGCACGACGCTGGACAGCTGCGTCGTCTATCACGTTGTCACCAAGCAGTGGGGCCGCGCCAACCGCGCCATTGAAGCTGCAGTGAGCTACGTCAGCCCGGCGCTGACCTACGCAGGCAACGCCACCATCACGACCTACAACGCAGGCCCAGCCATCCCCTACGACAGCCCGTTCTGGGTGGCGGGCGCTCAGGTGTCGGCCGTCTTCAACACCTCGCATGTGGTGCAGTCGCTTTCGGGTGCGTGCACGTCAAGCTCCATCACCACCGGGGACGTCGGCGACGAGTCGGGGTATACCTTCTGCGACAAGGTGCGCATCCGTTATGCGCAGGCGCCCACCACCTCAACGGCCACCGGATTCACCCGTGACGAGGAGGGCGTGACGCTCGGCACCAGCCAAAGCGCATCCAAGTCAGACGGCCGCCACGACATGCGCCAGCGCGCCAGGTTCCACCGATTCTCGGTGGCCCAGACCGGCGACTGGAAGGCCAGCGCCGTGCGTGCGGATCTCAAGCCGGCGGGCTCACGATGAAGCTCGACGTCTACCCGCGCTTCCCGGCCGACAGGAACCTGTACGAGCGCAAGCTGACCGACCTTTGGCGCGCGACCAACCAGCAGGTGAACCAGCTCACTGAGGGCCAGATCACCGCTGTCCACAACGCGGCGACATCGGCGCCGACGTCGGGCACCTTTGCGCCGGGTGACTTCATCCGCAACAGCGCGCCGAGCGAGCTGGGCACCGCGGGCAGCAAGTACGTCTTGCTGGGCTGGCTATGCACCGTCGGCGGCACGCCCGGCACCTTCGTCCAATGCAGAGCGTTGACGGGCGCCTGATGCAGCTGTGGCCTGTCCCTCTCGAGCAGATCGACCGCGCCTGGCGCGACGGCGCGGCTTGCTTGCATGAGGCGTGCGATGTCTCGGGCGGCGAGATCACCGGCAGCCAACTGAAGATGCTGCTGTCGCGCGGCGAGCGCACGCTGATCGCCATGCACGACGGCACCGAGATCGTCGGCTGGGGTGTCGTGAGGGTCGATCAGCTGCCCAACCTGCGCACGCTGTTCGTCACCGATCTGGTGGCGCACAACGGCCATTTCGAGCTGTTTTTTGAGGCGCTGAAGACGATGGCCGCCTCGCTCGGGTGCTCAACCATCCGCTGCGCCGCCGGGCCCGCTCAGGCCCGTTTGTATCGAATGAAGCTGGGTTTCCAGCCGGTTTACACAATTTTGGAATGCGAGGTCGACCATGCAAATTTCCCGTGAAAAGCTCTACGCTTTGGGCGAGCCGTTCGGCAACGACTGCACCCGCAAGGTAGCCGGCCGGGTCATCTACGGCAAGGGCGGCAGCCAGTCGTCGACCACCACGCAGTCCATCCCCAACGAGCTCAAGCCGCTGGCCACCGCCTACTCCAACAAGGCGATGAACCTGGGCAACATGGGCTACCAGCCCTTCACCGGCCAGCGCTACGCCGGGCCCACGGGCGCGGAGCAGCAGGGTCTCAACATGGTCGCCCAGCGCGCCCAAGGCGGCGACGCGACCATGAGCGCAGGCGCCAATGCCCTGCAACGAATGATGCAACCGGGGCAGTC